CCTCGACTCAAGCTCTGCCTGATATTGTGGACATTGACACTCGTTATCTCCACATGACGGCAAAAGAATTTCGAACACACTCTGTGGTTGATTTTCTCTCTCGTCCCGTAGTTGTTTCTACTACAGCATCTACTTGGGACACGACTCAAGCTCAAGGCACACAACTTGTAACTTACAACTTTCCAGACGTTCTCCTTACAAACACTATGTATAAGGAAAAATTGTCAGGATTTGTTGGTCTTCGTGCTACTTTGCACATCAAAGTTCAAGTTAATTCCCAACCATTTCAAGCTGGTCGATTAATGCTCCAATACATTCCATATGCTCAGTATATGCCTAATCGTGTTGGTATGATCAATCAGACTCTTCAAGGAAGATCAGGGTGTCCCCGAACTGATCTTGATCTTGGAGTTGGGACAGAATGTGAGATGACTATCCCCTATGTATCTCCACATGCCTTCTTCAATCTTATCACTGGCCAAGGAACTTTTGGTTCAATCTATCTTGTTGTTTATTCTCCTCTTAAAGACATTGCGAGTGGAACTCAGTCTGTTGAATACACGGTTTGGGCCTGGTTGACTGATGTTGACGTTCAGTATCCTACTGGAATGCCAATATTAGCCACACCAGCTCCAAATCTTGATCAAGACGGACCCGTTTTCGTTCAAGGTGGTATGGAAGAGATGAAACTCCATAACCAAAACGCTCCTAGTGTTGGTGTTGGACAAATTTCTGAGGGTTTAACGACTCTTTCTCGAATCCCTATCCTCGGCAACATGTTCACTAAGCCAGCTTGGATCTCTTCTTCAATGTCTAATCTCTTGCGTCATTTGGGATATTCAAAACCAACTACGAAAGGGGATTTGTGTGAGACTAAATTGCGTGGAGCTATTCGTATGGCCAATTTTGACGGTATTGACGCATCACACAAGCTCGCACTTTCTTCAGACAATGAATTAGAGACTCAACCAGGTTTAGCTGGTACATCAATTGATGAGATGGCGATTTCTCGAATAGTTTCGATTCCCAACTATTGGGACACTTTCTCTTGGGAAGCATCCAAAACTTCTGGGGTTCTTTGGCAAAATTTCGTTACTCCAATGAAAATTAAATTAGCTACAGGTTCTGCAACTAAATTTGTGACAACACACATGGGATATACCGCAAATATGTTTGGTTTGTGGCGAGGTTCAATCGTTTATAATTTCAAATTCGTCAAAACTCAATTTCATTCCGGTCGCTTGGCTATTTCTTTTATTCCTTATTGTTTCGATCAGTCTGGCACTGGAACTCAAGATGTTAACAAATGTTACCGTACTATCGTCGATTTGCGAGATTCTAATGAAGTTTCCTTTTCTGTTCCTTATGTTTCCAGTCGTCCATGGATGTATTGTATTCGTCCTGAAGCTTCATGGCTTGATGGTAGTACCTCTGGTGATGCTTTCTATCGCTACACTTGTGTTACTGGGATTATTCAGGTGGAGATTATTAATCAACTCAAAGCTACTTCTACTGTTGTGAGTGACATTAATGTTCTTGTCGAAATTTCTGCCGGTTCTGATCTAACTTTTGCTGATCCTTCTTGTCCAAGTTACATTCCAAGTTTGAATCTAGATGCTGAAGAGGAGGAAGACATGATCTTTGTTCAAGGATTCATGGGCACTGATGAGGCTATCTCTCGAAATGATGCTCAGTTGGGTCAATCTCCTTCGAGCATTGATCGCCAATCCATTGACGCTAATTGGGCTCCAGAAGCTCTATGTGTTGGTGAAAAGGTTTTTAGTGTTCGACAGTTGATCAAACGTTTTGGAAAATTGAACAATAATTTGAATGATTGGGTTAATGGTGGTGCTCCAACTTTGAATATTTCTCCGTATACAGTTCGTTCGCCTGATTCTTCTCTTCGAAACATGAGTCAGTATGAATACTGGTACATTCTTTATGCTTTCTACCGTGGTTCTATGAGATGGAAGCTTTGTGCTGAAGTTGCTAACAATACAGAGTCAGGACTTACAACTGTTTCAGGAATTCCAATTGGTCGCAAGACTCTGGATACTTCTTGGACAGTTAAGCTCTATTGCTCTTTGCAAGATACTATGAACTCCATAGTTGACAACTTTAGTGCTGCTAATAGTCGAAATAACTATTGTACGTCTGCATTAACAAACAGTCTTCAAAATTCTGAACCATCAACGACTCAAATTTTCCAATCTTTGGAAGGAGCTATTGAATTTGAAGTCCCTTACTACAATGTATCACACATCACTCCTGCGATTCTCTCATCCTATAAACCATTGAATTTTCCTGATATGTTTCGTGGTAACATTCCTCCTGTTGCTGTCACAGCAACTCCTCGGTCAGCCCCAGGTGCATCAAACAATATTAACGTAATGTTTTATCGTGCGCCTGGAGATGACTTTTCTTTTCACTACATTCTTGGAGTTCCTCCTTTAGTGAATCTTTCCCGTTAAACAATCTACTAGAGATGGTAGGTTGAAAATTCTAAGTCCTTATGGAAGTATGGATTTCCTTAGTCTTTTTCTTTAACTTTTGCTACTTCCCCCCTCTTTGAC